CGTACAGCCGAAATGTTGCATCGGGTGCTTTGGGCGGTGCTTTGGCTGGCGGCCAACTGTTTGGCCCTGTCGGTGCAATCGGTGGCGGCATTCTTGGCTTGCTTGGTGGTTAAGGGGATAAAAATGGCAACAGATTTTGACTTCTCAAGCATCTTTGGTGGCGGCGGCATGGGTGGCGTGCCATCTGGTCTTGATGCGCTACTGAGTGAAGACCAGCGCAAGCTGATGGGCCGCAACGCTACTCTGGCGGCGGCTGCTGCACTGCTGCAAGCCGGTGGCCGTAGCACCACCCCCATCGGCCTTGGCCAAGCCCTTGGCTCGGCACTGCAAGCTGGTCAGCAGGGCTACCAACAGGCGCGTGCTGGCTCGGTGCAGGATCTGATGCTGAATCAGAAGTTGCAGGAGGCTAAAACTGCCCAAGATTTGCAAAAGCAAATTGCGGGTGTATTTGCAGAAGCACCTCCCATGCTGTCTCCGCAGCAGCAAGCATTGATGGCCCCCAACATGCAGCTTGGCCCAACAAATGCCCGAGCAGAACTGGCCGCAAACATTCCACCACCATCTGCTGATGAATTGTTGGCGGCCCAATATCGCAGGGCAGCGCAAATAGCGACAAGTTCAGGCAAAGGTGAAGACGCAAAAAGATACATGGACATTGCAAGAGAACTCACCCCACGGCCCGAAGTCAGTGGACAGCCATTTGAGGTGACTGATGCCACTGGCAAGCCATTGCTGGTGCAGCAGATGAAGTCTGGTGCTCTGCAAACTTTGCAGGGCTTTGGCCCCAAGCGAGAGATTGTTCTGCAAAACTTGAACAATAAAACGATCGCAATTGATAAATCAAAATTGACCGGTAACGAGTCTTATGCAATGGGGATGTCTCCAAGCGAGGAAGCCAACTTGCGTATAGCCCAAGGCAATTTAGGCGTGGCTCGAGCTGGTCTTGGTTTGCGCCAATCCGAATTTGACCGCAATGCCTTTGATATTAAAGAAGGGCCAGATGGTCTGATGTATGTGCCAAAAGCGCCAGGCGCTCTATCCATGCCTGTTATGGGCGCTGGCGGGACTCAATTGCAAGGCACTGGTTCAAAGCCTACTGAAGATCAAAGCAAGTCTGCTGGCTTTGCATTCCGTATGAAGCAGTCAACGGACATCTTTAATCAGCCGGTTACAGGTGTTGATGGTCAACCAATAATTGATCCAGCTACTGAAAAACCAATTACGCTTGAGCAGGCATTTGGAAGACCTGGCAGGTTTCAGGCAATCATGCGATCCATCCCTAGTGCTGGTCTGACTACTGGAGTGGCCAATGTATTTGAAACAAGTGGCCGCCAGCAATATCGCCAAGCTCAAGAAAACTGGGTCACAGCCAATTTGCGGCCAGAGTCAGGCGCAGTGATTGGCGTGGAAGAAATGGAAAAAGAGATTACCAAATATTTCCCACAAGCTAGTGATAGCCCACAAACCATTGCTCAAAAACAACGCGCTAGACGCGATACCGAACTAGCAATGACTGTGCGTGCTGGCCCAGCTTACAAGCAAGTTGAAAAAGCAGTGGCTGCAAGGCCACAAGCTGGTACTCCTCGACTTGTCAGAGATCCAGTGACTGGTGTTTTGCGTTATGTAGCGGAGTAAAAAAATGGCTGACAAAATTGTTCAAATCCCCAACATTGGGCCAGTTGCTTTTCCAGAGGGCATGTCCGATGCCGACATCATCAAGGCCATTCAGACATTGCAAGTGCCAGCGGCTGCACCGGTTGCTACGCCAGCACCGGCTGGAAAAACCCCCGAGTCTTTCCAATCAAAGATTTTGAACTCTCCTGTCGGTGGCGTCATTCGTGGATTGCGAGACATCCCAGATGCTGGCGCTCAATTGCTGACCCGCGGCCTTGAGGCAGTGTCTCCATCTGGGTCAAGCATGGAGCAGTTTTTCAAGTCTGAACGCCAACGAGTTGAGGACATCAATCGTCAGGCCGAATTGGACTATCAAAGAAACTTTCGCCAAGGACAGATGCGTCAAGGTGAAATCGATGTTGGCCGTGTAGGCGGCAACATCCTTGGCACACTGATCCCGACAACAAGGGCAATCGGTCTGCTTGGTGCTGCAACAGCGCCAGTGCGTGCTGGTGCTATCAGCGGCGCGGTCAGCGGAGCTTTGCAGCCAGTAGCGGCAACGCCAAACATGACCAACCCAGAGTTCTTTGCCCAGAAAGTCGAGCAGACAGGCGCTGGCACGGCATTTGGCGGCCTTGCTGGATATGGCGCAGACAAATTGTCGAAGGCACTTTTTGGAAATAGACCACCAGCCATGCCAGTGGCTGGTCAGCCAAGCACTGCTGGCGCTCAAGTCAATGTCACCACAACACCAACCGCCACAGGTACTGGCGGCGGCTCAACACTTGGCGCTGTCGGGCCGGACACATCAGCCGGACTGACTGCTGCGCAACAGGCCATTCTGACCCGTGGCAAACAAATGGGATTTCGCACGACACCTGGTCAGGAAACCGGATCTCGGTCTTTGCAGCAGATGGAAGCAAGGATGGAGTCCAGCCCGTTTACTTCTGGGCCATTCAACACGCTCAAGGCTGAGAATCAAAAGATCCTCAACCGATCCACAGCGCAAGCTATTGGCGTCAATGCAGATGAGTTGAGCAATCCACAGTTGGCCCAAGCACAGCGTCAAATCAGCAGTGTTTATCGCCAAGTGGCAAGTCCTGAAGTCAAACGGCTGGATGGCAACACCATCCAAACCGGCATTGACATTCTTGACAACGCCTTTGAGGGTCTGACTACTCAGCCACTTAAAGGCAACATCTTTGTAAAGCAGTTGCAAGAACTGGCCGCCAAGGGTGAGGCCAGTGGCAACCAGTTGCAGACTCTATCGTCAAAGATTGGCAAGCGTGCCAAAAACGAGATGACCACAGCAATGGGTGATCGTGAGCTTGGCAGTGCTTTGTTCCAGATGAAAGAAATTATTGACGATGCACTGGCGCAAGGTTTGTCGGCAGAGCAACAGGCTGCATTCCAAACAGCCCGTGCCAACTATCGCAACCTGATGACCATCCGGTCAAACCAAGGTGTGGTCAATCCATCAACCGGCAATGTGTCGGGCTTGAACTTGGCCAGCGCATTGACCCGTAAAGACCCACAAGGCTTTGTGTTTGGCTCTAACCAAACGCCAATGTATGAGGCTGCAAGGTTTGCCCAAGCATTCAAGCCAATTGTTGGCGACTCTGGGACTGCGACCAGGTCAATGGAGGTGACACCATTGAGCATGTTGCTGGCAGCGCCGACAAACATTGCAGCGCGTGCTTACACATCTCAGCCGGCTGCCAACTTGGCAACAGGATTGCAGACGGGTATTGCACCAGGCACTGATCTAGCTACGCAAGAGCTTTTGAGGAGAATGCTGCCTGTAACTGGCGCATCTGGTTTTACCAGCCTTTTGAATCAGTAACCTGCACCATAAGGAACTGACATGGCCCTGCTTGATGACGAAGAATTGTTGCCATTCTTTGGCAACCCCAACATCCAGCGCCAAGGTGCAAAGGCCAGAGCCTTGGCCGCGCAGCGTGATGTCAATACCCTGCCCGACCCGCGCACCTATGCTGCCGTCTCCGGCCTGCTTGGGACTGCTCCTGACCAGATGGGTTTCAGTGTTCTGAATCCTCAGTATGAGTCGATCATGCAGACCGCCCGTCCGGCCTTTGCTACCGGCACGGCCTTGGGTGTTGCTCCAGTTGCTGGGCTTGTTGGCAAGGTGGGGGCTAAAGTTCTCGGGCCAACAGCAGCAAGGATGACTGAGGGCTATTTGCAGCAGCAAGGATTGATGCCTGGGATTTTGCCACCTAAGCGCTTCCAGGGGCCGCGCCTAGAAGGCATGCCGGAAGCAGTTGATGTCGGTGGCCGCATGGAGCAGTTTGGCACTGATCAGCGCATCGTTGACATTGCCAAGCAGTACATGGCCGACAGGGGCATCACTTACAGCCCACAAAAACCTTATGCAGAAGTTGATGTCAAGCGAGCAGAAAAAATTGCCAAAGAATATGCGGCAATGAAGCATGACCCCAATGATCCAAAAACAAAAAAAGCATACAAGGCTTTAGCCAAAGAAACTCAGGATCAGTACGAGCAGCTTTTAAAGGCGGGTTACAAGTTTGACTTCATTCGTGGTGCTGATCCATACGGAAATCCACGAAATGCAATCAACGATCTTGTGATGAACAAGAGAATGTCAGTATTCCCCACCGAATCGGGCTTTGGATCATCAGCAGCCGACATAAGCGGCAATCCACTTTTGGCTAGATCGGACTTAAGAATTGCCAACGACCCAAACACGACATACAACGATTTGTTTCGAGCAGTGCATGATGTTTTTGGGCATGCCAAGTACGGCGTAGGATTTCGAGCTAGGGGCGAAGAAAACGCATTCCAGTCTCACGCTCGGATGTATTCACCAGAGGCATTGCCGGCAGCGGCGTCAGAGACGCGAGGCCAAAATAGCTGGGTCAACTACGGGCCGTTTGGTGAGCGAAATCGAATTGCATCACCAGCAGACACAATTTATGCCGACCAGAAAACAGGGCTGATGCCAGCTTACACCTACCAAGAGGGGCTGCTAACAGACTGGGCCTGGCCGCAGGGGATTTACAAACCCTAAGCTGCGGTCAATGACATAAATTTCTGGGGTGCAATCTCTGCCAACAAAGACGATTGCATTCTGATTAAATTTTCGACCAAGTTGCTTGGCCTGGTTAAGGCTGACACCAAGCAGCAGCAAGCCATTTTCGTTTTTCCATTTGCCACGAGGGCATCGGCCCAGCATTGGTAGAAACTGAACGCACATTGATTCAACCTCCCGAATCAGCTTCTCATGAAAACTCAGGTTTTCTTCATCAGAGCAAACTTTGCTGGCCGGATTAAATGCGGTGATGCAAGATGCTGACTGATGGTTTTTCTCAGAAAACAATCCCTCAATCTCAACACTCCTGATTCTTGGCTGCAATGTAAATTTGCCATCTACCTCAAACCTTGTATTCAAGTACGAGTCAATCAGTTGACTTGCAGCATCCATTACCTATTCACCCCAAAAAATGCTGCTGTCAGCGGGTCGATCTTGATCTTTCGATTCCTCTGACGGCGGCGTGCATTTAGAAAATCTTTATCGTCAGCGCTCATGCGCTTCCTGTAGTCCCGCTGGCGCTCGGCATTCGTTCTAAATGTCGGGTACTTGGCATCAACGCCATCACCCGAGGCCCACACGGCTACCGGCACACCGACAGCACCCTGCCTGTACTCACTGATGTGAACTAAGCGCTCTTTGTGCAGTCGCTCAATCACCTGATACGCACTGCGCTGTGAGCAGTACACCCGAGGCCAAATCTCCACAACAGTCAGCGGGCCAAGCGCCAAGAGCTTGACGATGGACGGCTGGCAGCGTGGGATCAATCCTCTTTTTGCCACGGTGTTGGCCGTCCAGTCAGGGTCGCCAGTTCGCGGCGCAATATCTCGCGCACCACAAACACCCTAGTGCGAGCATCAGACGGCACGGCGTGCCCATATCCCTCTGGACTCAAAAGATCGTCCAGAAGCTCCAGTGTTGCAATGATTCCAGTCTCCATGCTCATTTCAAATCCCCCGCATCCTTGCGATACAAATGCTGGCTGCCAATCAGTGACGGCAGCTTAAAGGCATCCATAGCCCCCGCACGCCCACTGAATGGCCGCAATTCAATTGGGTTGTACAGACCCAACATCCTGTTCAGCGCTGGCGCTGGTGTGGCCTTGCCGCGTTTGCCGCCGACCACGGTACTCATGCCGACCACCATGCAACCAATGCGGCAGCAATGCCAACGCCAATGACCAAGGTCAAGATGTAGTCCAGTGCCGCCTCGGCACGCTGTGTAAGTTTGTCGTTCATATCGTTCTTTCGTTTGTTGCGTTTGTTGCCAGCGGCTTGCTGGTGTTACGGATTATGCACTAATTATTGATCTGTGCAAACAAGTCAATTTATTGTTGTGCTGTTGCTAAAATACACTCATGGAATCAGTACAAGACATTCGGGACAGGGCCAAGGCCAGCGGCATTAGGATGAATGCCGTCTGCCGTGAGGCTGGCATCCAGCAGCCACAGGTGAGCCGGTGGATGTCAGGGTCTGTCAGCCCTCTGTGGTCATCGGTGCATGCGCTGGCTGCTGCGCTTGATCGGCTTGTACAAGTCGGTGTGGCCGGTCAAGGTAAGACTCCAGCGCCATCCGAATCAAAGCAGACCGCGACATCTTGAGGCCGCTGGCCACTGCTGACAGCTTGGTCATAGTGTCATCAGGGATGTGGGCTGCAATGTATTTCATGTGATCCTCAAAAGGTGGGGAGCTACTCGCTGCACTGGTGCGCTCCATCGGGCATCCCCAACAGCCAGCATTCGCTTTCGCCCCCCGATTTTTTACCAGTTATCGTCAGACTCAACGGCCACAGGGGCGGCTGACTTGCTGATGCCGAAGTCGGCGGCGGCACTCGGACGCGCACCACCCAGCGGCTCACCCTTTGACACCAGCATGACATTGTTCAGGCCAAAGCTCACGCCATTGTTTCCAGCTTGGCTGTAGGCATAGGCATTCAACGAGACGCGCCCGTAGTCACCTGAAACGATGTCATTGCTGCCCAGCAGGTCTTGGCCATTGGCGTCCACAGCCCCTGGTTTGTTGGTGCTCTTGGTGTTGAAGAAGAAGTGGCCGGTGTACTCCTTGCCCAGCGCTGACCCATCGGTCTTGGTCTCTGTATCGCCGTCACGCAGAGGGTTGCGTACATTCTTGGGGATCTTGTCGCCAAACTTGGCCATCAAAGCCTCTTTAGCGGCAGCCTTCAAAGCCGCCACTGTCTCTGTGTCGGACTTGGGAACCAGCACTTGCGTGCTGAATTCGTCCTTGCCATTCATCTCATTCTTGCGGGCGCTCATCACTGAGCAATAAACAAAGCGGCATTTGCCGGTGACAACTCTTGTAGTCATATCGTTTTTCCTGTTTCACGGTAAAGCTGCGGATTGCAGCGATTGCATTGTAGCGCAATTATTTGTTGTTCTAAAAAGTTTTTTGTGCGAGACTGTCGGCATGACCATCACCCTCTACCCCCACCAAGAAGAAGCCAAGCAGTTTTTGCTGGTGAACCGGCGCTGCATCTTGGCCGACCAGCCGAGGGTGGGCAAGACCCTGCCAGCGGCTGCGGCGGCTTTGCAACATCTGCCAGCCATCATCGTCTGCCCAGCTATTGCCAAGACAGTCTGGGAGGCCGCATTCAACCGGCTTGACCCGTCAGTGCCAGTGAAAGTCATCACCGGAAAGAAGCAGGCAGCAGAGATTATTTGCGCCGGTGTCACCATCGTGAACTACGACATTCTTTCCAGCGTTACGGCTTATGCGGGAATTAAAACTGTGGTGTTTGACGAGTGCCACAGGCTCAAGAACAACAAGGCCATACGCACCAAGGCAGCCATGCTGATGATGAAAAAGATTGATCGGGTTTATGCATTGTCTGGAACACCAATTCCCAACAGACCCATTGAGCTTTGGCCTATCCTCCACGGGCTGGGCATCTATCGAGGCGGCTGGTTCGACTTTGCGGCGCGGTACGCCAAGATGTGGAGCGCGCCGTGGGGCATGGATGTCAGCGGTGCATCCAACATCCCAGAACTCAAAGCACTGATGCGGCCCTTTGTCCTGCGTAGGAAGAAGGAAGACATCTTCATGGACTACAAGCAGCCACAGGTCAGCCTGGTGACCTTTGACCTGCCCGTGGACAAGCGTGAGCAGTCCTTTGATGCCGATGCCTTGGTGGCCAATCCCAACGCCCTGATGGCCTTTGAGGGGCTGGCCGAGATCATGCGTGAGGCAGGGATGCGCAAGATCAAGGCGGCATCCGAATTCATCAGCGACCTGCTGCAATCCGGTGAGCCGGTGGTGGTGTTCGCGCACCACAAGGATGTGGTGCATGGGCTGGTCGAGGAACTCAAAGACCACAAGCCGGTGGTGGTTGTGGGCGACACGCCGAGTGCCAAGCGTACAGAGAACATTGCGGCATTTCAGTCTGGCCAGACCAAGGTGATCGTGGGCAACATTGCGGCCATGTCGGAGGGGGTTGACCTGAGTGCAGCCGATACCATCGTCTTTGTCGAATGCACTTGGTCAACCTCTGCGCTGGAGCAGGCGTCCAGCAGGGTGGAGAACATCACCAAGTCAGGCGTCAAGCCGGTCATCTACATCCTGACGATCAGGGCATCACTCGACCACAATGTGCTGGCCAAGGTGCTGAAGAAGCAGAACATCGTGAACCAGATCATCTAAGGGTTTGTCCTAATTAAATAGTTGTTGACGTTACCGGAAACAGTGTTATAGTAGAGGCTCATTAACACAACGGAGCAAACGACATGACGGAAATTAAATTCAACAAATTCAATGTGACCAACGGCACTGACAAGGCCCGCGTTCACTACTGCCTTGACAACCGCACCGACAAGCGCGAATGCGTGACCATCTACGCGAAGGACTACGACCGCGCACTGCGCCGTATCTTTGACGATGGCTACACCAACGACACAGACACATCGACCGACTACTTTGAGAAGGGCCGCGTGGTGCTGTTTGCTGACCACCCTCTGTACCTCAAAGCTCGCGCACGGGCACTGTTTAATTAACCACAAGGAGATCAAAAATGAACATGTTTTCTCAAATGACCGCCAGCAACATCAACCCACAAAAGCCAGTCACCATCACAACCTCGAAAGCCCTCAAGGACAGTATTTTTTGGCAGCAGCAAGTGATTGCTCAAAGCAACGATGCAGCGCAAATTGCACGCTGCACACTTGCCGTTCAGCGTTTGCAGGCCCAGCTTTCCGAGGCAGCATGACCCCCACCCAACGAGTCCAAGCTCTGCGCCAGCGCCGGAAGGCGCTTGGCCTGATCCGAGTCGAGTTCTACCTGACGGCAAGCCATGCGGCCAAGGTCAAGGAACTCATCTACAAGTTAACCAAGGAGAAGCAATGACCCAGCACACTGACCGCAAACACGCCCGACTCTCAGCATCCCGCATGGACAGGGTGATGAGTTGCCCAGGCTCTTACCGGCTTGAGGAAAAGATGCCCTATGAGCCTGCCGGTGAGGCGGCTGCCATTGGCACGGCTATCCATGAGCTATCCGAGCGCATCCTAAGAGGCGAGGCCGTCAACCCCAAAGACCACCCAGACGACCACATCGACATGGCTGTTGAGTACGCCGATTTTGTCAACACGCTGGTTGAGAACCCCCGCAAACGCATGATTGAGGTCAATGTGGATGCCGGCCTCAAGTCTCTGCACCAAGCCCTCGGCGGCACTGCCGATGCCGTGCTGGTGGACAAAGACCATTTACATATCGTGGATTTAAAAACTGGGAGGGTGCTGGTCGAGGCCGAGGACAACAAGCAGATGCTGACCTACGCTCTGGGCGTTATGCGCATGTTGAATGCGCCTGCATCCATCCAATGCACCATGCACATATTTCAGCCCCGAGCCGGCCACAGCCAGTGGACAGTCTCAGGCACTGACCTGATCTCGCACGGCCATGACCTGCTGGCCGCTGCCAACCTCGCGCTGACCGATGACGCACCAACCAACCCAAGCACCAGCAATTGCAAGTACTGCAAGGCCAAGCCAATCTGCCCGTCCATGCGGCAGAAGGTGCAGGACAACGCACGCAAAGAGTTTGCAGACCTTGTCAAGCAGGCCGACAAGGATGAGGCCATAACAGTGCCGCATGTCACCCCAGAAGACATTGAACTGGCCCAGCTTGCAGCGCTGTGGTCGGATGCGGTGCTGGAGTCGGCCAAGCGTCAGATCACCAGCGGGTCAACCATCCAAGGATGGACACTGCGCCAAGGGCGCAAGACCAAGTTTTGGAAGAGTGACGCCTTGGCCTACGAGGCTCTGAAATCCTACCCGCAGGCATTCGACCTGAAGTCCCCATCGGCCATTGCCAAGCTGGACATCACTATCAGCGAAGACCTGATCGGTGAGAAGCATGCTGCTGCCAGCTTGGTGAAAGAAAAGGCCAAGGACTAGAATCAACCTCCCAAAGAAAAACCCCTGACGGCGCGAACCATCAGGGGTAACTAGTTTCAGCTAGAAGGAGAACAACTTGTCGTCAACCGCGAGATCAACAACATGAGCATTTTACCAAAAGCAACGGCCACTGAGTTCACCAACTCAAAAGCCATTGCTGTCAAGCTGATCGAGCAGCATCCAAGTGCAGTGTTCTGCACCTTTGCCACCACCGCCGATGGCAAGAAAATCCCATACAAGAAGTCTGGGCAAGGTGTGGCGCGTGACACGCCACCTGATCAGCTTTACTCTGCATCAGAGGTGCTGACTATGGATGCCGCGCCAGCCGGCAGCTATCTGGGCATCGTGATGCAGACCCCAGCCATGAGCCAAGGCGCGTACCTTGTCTGCCTCGATGTGGACATGAAGCACTCCACAGGTGCGACCAACATAGCCATCAAGCGCATGGCCGAGTGGGTCAAGCAGCAGGATCAACTCACGGAGGTAAGCGTCTCCGGCAGGGGGCGGCATGTCTTCCTGTTCGTGGCTGATGAGGATCTGGACAAGATCAAGCCCAAGTACAAGCTGGGCGGCGGCCAAGAGATCGAGGTGTTTGGGCTGCCAACCTCACCAGGCAAGTCGGTGCTGCTGTCCGGCTCAAAGCTCAACGGCAAGCTATCCAACGAAACCCATGACAATCTACTGTCTTTGCTCACGATGTGGGGCGTCATTGAGCAGGACAACTCCAACCAGCCAGCCGAAGTGCCACGGCCCAAACAGGAGTACCAACCAACCCTGTCAAGCTCCACCGATGACTACAGCAAGGCGGCATCTGCCCTCCAGTTCATCAACCCTGACAGCGACTACACGACATGGATCGAGATCGGCCAAGCGCTGCATACGGCCTTTGGCGCTCAAGGCCACCAACTCTGGGCCGGCTGGTCAAGCCAAGGCAGCAAGTACAAATCAGAGCAGGACATCGACACGCATTGGAAGTCTTTCCACCAAGGCAAGGGCGTATCCATCGGCACGCTGTTTCATCATGCAAAGCAAGGCGGGTACTCGACACCGAGCCGCGCCGAAGAGCGAAAGTCGGCAGTCGATGATTTCTCCACCTACATCCAAGCGCAGCAGGCTCAAGTCGCCAGTGACCAGCCAATACCCACAGACCTGCCAGCCCCGTACTGGAAAGAACTCAACCTCGACCTGACCAAGCTCTACCCTGTTGAATATCTGATCGATGGATTCCTCGCTCATTCTTTCAGCGTCACCGCCGGCCAGCCTGGTGTGGGCAAGACCACGGCAATGGTCAGTGTCTGCCTGATTGCCGCTGGATTTACTCTATCCGACTCACCATTGAAGACAGAATCCCGCAGAAAGATTCTTTATGTCACCGAGGATGCCAATCAAGTCAGGCAATCCCTATATGCTTACATAAAGTACTGGAATCTAAATGCCGATGAAGTCGCCCAATGGTTTATCGTCATTGAATCAAAGCGATCAAAAGTCCCAGAGATATTATTATTAGCAGAGAATGTCATCAGACACACAACTACTGAAAGACCATTCCTCATAATAGATACTTCCAATGCAACATTAGAAATAGATAATGAGAATGATAACTCTGAGGTCGGCAGTTACATGGCCGCCATCAAACAGACTATTTACACTCAACTCTCCACACCGATAAAGATCATCACCCACACCGCCAAGACCGCACAAACAAGTGACGACAGCGCCTTGGCCCGTGGCGCATCTGCCTTCACTGGTGATGCAACTCTCACCGCCATCCTGTTCATGGATGAAGAAAAGAACAGGTTCATGCGGCTTATAAAAACCCGATATGAGCCAATCCACCGTGAGATCAGCTTTCAGACCCACATTCACAATGAAATCGTAATCACCAAACACGGCAATCCTCAAGATGTCCAGTGCATCACAGTCATCCCGTACCCGACAAGCGAATCCTCCAGAAAGCAGGAAGCAGCACAAAGAATCGAAGAAAACAAGTCACTCAGGGTCATGGACAAGTGCGACATGGCGGCCTCATTCGTGCAGTCAATCCTGAACGAGCATCCCGAAGGGGTCGTTATCCGCAAGGGATCAAACGCTCCCAAGGAATGCAAGTTACATCCGAATGCCTACAAATTGGAATGGGCTGAAGTCTATGCTGCCGTGCCTGGAGCGTCAAAAGGCGATGTAAAACGCTCCGTTGGCCTGTCAGTGCTGCGCCGATTCGCACCAGATGCAGAGAACAATGCATGGAATTTGCTGGGCAATGGTGGCCGCCATGAAGGCTGAATTTAGATCTCCATCCAAGTCGAGGAGTCGGCGCGACCTCGGCGAGACCTCGAAGGGACAGTCCCGCCGACAAAGATGGAGCTGTTGGATAACCCTGTGGAGTTGTCCACAGGTTATCCACAGCCTAATCACCGATTTTTGATGAGCTTGACAAGTCGGAGATACCTCGGTTTTTTTCTTTGGGAGGTATCTTCGACTTGGTCACCTCGACTAAGGAGCTTGACAGTGAAAAGTTATCCACAGGCAGATGAATGGAAAGATGATGAACGAGTTTTGTGCAAAAACTGCTCGAACTTGGAGTCGAGGGGACAGCAGTGGAACTTCAAGGCAGAGGAGTTTGAGAAGTTCCGCAGGGTCAACGAAAGACCTGGGCAATGGATGTTCAGCGCCGTGATGGTCAAGAACGGGTGGGCCAAGGTTTCGTTCAGTCAGGACTTCTGCACGAAGACCGACAACTTGTGCATCCCAGAAAAAGTATTACACCACTGCCACCTGTTCGTGGATCGGGATGCCGCAAAGCCTGCCGAGTCCGTAGAATCACCTGCATGGTGGGAATTGACATAAAGCGCAAGAGGCAAAGCATTGAGCACAAGGAACAGGTGCGGCTGGTGCAGCGGGTCAGGGCGTTCTATCCGGATGTGCTGATTGCGGCGATACCGAATGGGGGCGATAGAACGGCGTCAGAGCGCGTTAGGCTGCACGGTGAGGGGGTACTGGCTGGGATGCCGGATTTGTGCGTCCTGAAGCGTTCCAAGGGGTTTGGTGGGTTGTTTGTGGAGATGAAGACTGAGGTAGGGGTGGTTAGCAGGCAGCAGGATTGCATTGCAAAGCAATTGAACAAAGAGGGCTATCTGTGCGTTATCGCCAGATCAGCCGATGAGGGTTTCAAAATCATTGAGGAGTACTTGGCATGAGCCGTGACACATTGACCGAGATGGCCGACCAGAGTGCCGTCAACATTGCGGCAGCACAGAACAAGAAGGCTGAACTCAGCGTAGCCAACAAGGCTGTTCACAAGTTCGGGGGTGAGGATGCCATCCTCGAATACATTGCAAATGGCGGCACAACTTCCGCACTGTGCAAGGTATTGGGGATTGGTACGGCTACCTTTGACCGATGGGTTGATAGAGGCGGCGAGGGGCGCACGGCGGCATACGCTCGCGCACGCACGCGAGCAGCACAGAGTTTAGCCGAGCAAACCATCGACATTGCAGACGCTGCAACCATCCAAGAGGTGCAGCTTGCCAAGCTGCGCTGTGACCGGCGTGCGTGGCTGGCCGGCAAGCTCAGTGACGAGTACAGCGACAAGGCCGCGCCTCTGGTGAACATCGACCTTGGCAGCCTGGCGTTGGACGCATTGCGGCATAGAAGTGTCACGCCCGTAAACGGCCTTGACAAAGACACGATTGACGAGGGCTAACCCTCGGTTTCTGGGGCCGGTGGCCGCTGGCTGGCCGCCACCGCGCCGAGACCCCCCCGTCCCGCGCCTAGGCGGGGGCGGCTGATGCGGCACTAATCACCTACCAACCCTCCCCCCTAAAAAAAATTTTTTTAAAAAACCCCTTGACACCCTGCCAACCTGCTACATAATTGCGTACAAGGTCAATAAATTAACAGGGAGAGCAACTTATGACAGTCTACGGGTATGTGAGGGTGAGCACCACAGAGCAGGTGGACAACACCAGCATGCAGGAGCAGAAGCGCCAGATCGAGGGCAACGCGATGAGCCACAACCTGGTCATTGACCAGTTCATTGAGGATGGCGGCGTGAGTGGTGCAGACCCCTTCTTTGCACGACTCAGCGCCAACAGCGTGACACTCCAGCAGGGCGACACTGTGATCGTGGCCAAGTTGGATCGGTTCAGCCGTGATTTGCTGGATGCGCTTCAGTCGATCAAGAAGTGCAAGGAGCTTGGTGTCAAGCTGATCATCAACGGCCACGGGGATGTCACTGACAGCAGCAACATCTACGCGCAGTTGATGCTGGAGATCCTTTGCAGCTTTGCAGGCCATGAGCGCAGAGTGCTGAAGGAAAGGCAGAAGCAGGGGCAAGCTGCCAAGCGCAAGGCTGGCGGCCATCTGGGTGGCTCGGCCAAGTTCGGGTACACCATCCAAGGCACTGGTCAGGCGGCAGTGCTGGTGGAAAAACCTGAAGAGCAGGCGGCACTGGCGTACGCCAAGGAGATGAGGGCGACAGGAATTTCGTTTAGAGCCATATCGGCAATTTTAAAAACCAGCCACATGGTAGTTGTCTCGCATGAGGCAATCCGCAGGGCATTACAAGGAGAAGCAGCATGAAGTTGATGCATGAATATGTGACGGGATTGTGCCGCCAGAGTCTGGAGTGCTGGTACGAGTGGGAGGGCGCAGAGCCGGAGATATTGGAAGACGGGGTAGTTATTGAGCCAGCCATCCCTGAACAGGTGATATTGGTTGAGGTCTGGGTAGGTGGCGCTGATATATTTGAGTTAATCAGTGATGATTTTAAGGAAGTAATTGAGATTGCAATCCGCGAAGATATATATAAATGACGCATGGCGGGAAAAGAAAAGGTGCTGGAAGGCCGAGGGTCAATATATCTATTAGTCGGGTATATAAGTTATTTGACCAAGGATTAACCACAAGAGAAGTTGCAAAGATATTTGAAGTTAGTCACATGACAATTAGTAGATTAATTAAAAGGAGAACGAGAAATGATTAAAGATATTTGGAATGAGTTGAGGCTGCTGATGCGGTCGGTGACACCGGCACAGGCGATTGCCGGCGAGTTGCTGGAGGCCGAGATGGCCTTGCTGCGTGCGGAGACGGGTGTGGAGTACGCACAGGCGCTGGTGACGTACAACAAGAGCCGGATCAAGCGGCTGAAGGCGTATGTGGCCAGCACGGAAGAAGTGAAGGAGACAGCATGATTGACGAAACAGGCGGACCAGCGTTTCCGCTGGACAGAGACTGCTGCAATGTAGGCATGACCCTGCGCGACTACTTCGCGGCCAAGGCGATGGAGGCTTTGATTTTGGAGGTGGCTGATTGGAAGTACATGCCAAATGAGATCGCCAATTTTGCATACGCACAAGCCGACGCCATGCTGAAAGCGAGGACGAAATGACAAGACATTGCGACACGGGCCGCATCGACTGCCCGCATCTGCCTCAGTGCATCTGGGACTGCAAGTACGACACCGCTGTTGTCGAGCGCCGAAAGGTCAAGGCGTACCCGATTGTCCCCGAGGACATCAAGCCTGTACCCGAAGCATGGCAGACCGTTGGCACGGCGATGCTGACCGCGATCATGGGTGTGCTGGCGGTGATCTGCTTGGCACTGTTCTTTACTGGCGTTTGGATTTGGAGCTTGCTGATATGACTACAGAATACGCACCACCCGCAGCCGTCATTGAGCATTGGAAGCGCAGGATAGAAGAGTTCAAGATCAAGTTGGAAGCAGAGCCTGACGACAAGATTGCAGCCTTCTGGCTGTCCTGCTACGAGGGTTACGTGGCGCATTTTGCAAAGGATGAGAAATGACCAAGCTAGACGCACTGCGCATTCTCAAGCTGCTGTCGGCACTTGAGTCTTGGGCATACAGCACGAAGAACCCTTTGCCCGCTTCTATCAGTGATGATTTGCTTACAGCGAATGCTGTGTTGGAGGAGATGATTTTGGGGGGCAGCAAATGAACACATACGACACAGGAAGTCTCAAGATACGCACCCCGCCCCCGCCTGTTGGCGGCTACCGCATGGGTGACGAGGCCGATGGCGGGTGGATTATTTTTAACTTGCCGAAGAAGCCCTGCTGGGCGCACCGCATGGGTGTGCGTCTGGTGCTGGGTTGGAAGTGGGTGGACGCATGAACAAAGAAGACATCATCCGCATGGCGCGGGAGGTAAACAATGGAAAAGTCCGAGTATGGGAAGACTGTCATTTGCTCTATCCCGATGAGCTTGAGCGCTTTGCCGAGCTTGTCGAAGAAGCAGCCACAGAAGCCGCCAACGCCCGAGCCAACACCTCGTGGTCGTTGATGTGCAAGAAGATGGTGGCCGCTGAGAACGAGGCGTGTGCGAAGGCGGTTGACCACATCCTGAAAGAAGGCGGCGGCACATGGGGTGACGCCATACGAGCAAGGGGGAACACATGATTCAAATTGAACGAGAGAAGCTGGAGCAAGTGCTTGAGGCGCTGGAATCAGCATTAAGCGATGACCAGCCTTACATCGTCAAATGTGGCAAAGCCATCACCGCCATCGAAGAAGCCTTGGCACAGCCAGTGCAGGAGCCTACCTGCCCCGAATGCAAAGCAGCAGTGTTGTATGAGTGCGTAGCTTGCAGTAGCAACAACTATCCACCTAAGCCAGTGCAAGAGCCTGTGGCGCGCACTGTTATTGCTGGTGCATTGTTTGACTTTATGGGCTACCTTACCTCGCGTAAAGAGCGCATCGTGTTGTCGGCTGCTGATGACGCAGCGCCAGCAGCAGATGCAATCATAGACTTTGCAACGAAACGAGGCTTGTCACTTGACGATGCACAGGTACGCGAATGGATAGACGCATTGGCACAGCCAGAGGAGCGCAACTTCTGCCCAAGGTGCGGCAAGCGCACTGCTGATCTGATTACGATTCATACTTGCACACCGCCAATTGCAGCCGGCTCACAGGCTTTTTACGGATTTCCTAACGGGTCGGTAAGTACGCCAAACGCGGGCGGCAAATGCGTGACTGCTGGAGAGACAGCACCAGTCAAAGAGATCGACCCCAATCAATGGGCGTTTGACCGTGGGCTGGAGTCAACATGAGCGATGGTGGCAAGGGATCGGCCCTGAGGCCGCTGTCGGTCAGCCATGCAGACTACGCCAAGCGGTATGACGCAATATTTCGCAAGCCGATTTGCGAGTTGTGCCAGCGACAGATCAACGATGAATTCCACATTAAATACTGCAATGAAAAAGAAACCAATAACCCCGTTTGACTGGATGGCGTACACGACTGAAGAAAAAATCAAAAGGGGCGAGATCAAGCCCGATACCTACTGGAGCGACTACAACCGAAAAAGGCGTGAGCAGCGGGCCAGTATGAAGTCGCCCAAGGCGGTGGCGCATGGCTGATGTGTACCTGCCGAGCAGCTTTAAGATGAACTCGACCAGCACCGTGGCGGTGGCGACTGATGTCTACTGGATGCCGATTGACAAGGACACACCGCGCAGCGCAAAGTTGCAGCTACTGAGCATCGGCGGGGTGGCGCAGTACGGGGTGCTGGGCAGCGACTCCAGCTTCTACACTCACTGGAGTCCACTGCCAAAGAAGCGCCCCAGCCTGTAAAATTGACGCATATGATAAAAAAGAATGTCTTTGCCGAGTGGGTTGAGCGATACCACAACGACCCCGTGCTGTTTGTCAAGGAGGTGCTGGGCGTAGACCCAGACCCGTGGCAAGAAAAGTTCTTGGGGGCGATTGCCCGTGGAGATCGAAAGATCAGCGTGCGATCTGGCCACGGGGTGGGCAAATCCACGGCAAGTTCATGGGCGATGCTGTGGTACTTTATGACCCGCAGCCCTGTCAAGGTGGTGGTGACAGCGCCGACAAGTTCGCAGTTGTATGACGCCATGTTTGCGGAGTTAAAGCGCTGGATCAACGCAATGCCTGCGCCATTGCAGAGCCTGCTGACTGTCAAGCAGGAGAGGATTGAGTTCAACGCTGCGCCGACTGAGATGTTTATTTCGGCTCGGACAAGTCGGGCCGAGCAGCCCGAGGCATTGCAGGGAATTCACTCTGAGTATGTGATGCTGGTGGCCGATGAGGCATCAGGTGTGCCGGAGCAGGTCTTTGAGGCGGCTGCTGGATCGATGTCTGGGCACAACGCTGTGACTTTGCTGCTGGGCAATCCGGTCAGGAGCAGCGGGTTTTTCTACGACACGCACACAAGGCTGGCGCAGGAGTGGACAACTTTCCAAGTGGCATGCACCGACTCGCCACGGGTGAGTGATGAGTATGTCAAAGAGATGGCCATGCGCTACGGCGAGGAAAGCAATGTCTACCGGATCAGGGTGATCGGGGAGTTTCCCAAAGGGGACGATGACACTGTCATCCCGATGGATCTGCTTGAGAGTGCGCTCCACAGGGATGTGGCGGCCAGCAAGTCAGCGCCAATGGTCTGGGGGCTGGATGTGGCGCGGTTTGGCTCGGACAGGTCAGCGCTGTGCAAGCGGCAGGGTAATGTGGTGACGGAAAGCATACGCACTTGGAAGAATCTGGACTTGATGCAGTTGACGGGGGCGGTGGTGGCCGAGTTCAATGCACTGGCCCCGAGTGAGCAGCCACGGGAGATTCTGGTGGACAGCATCGGTCTGGGCGCTGGGGTGGTTGACCGGCTGCGGGAGTTGGGTCTACCGGCGCGGGGGATCAATGTGTCAGAAAGCCCAGCTATGGGCGGAACTTATCGGAACTTGAAGGCCGAGCTTTGGTACAAGGCCAAAGCGTGGCTTGAGGCGCGGGACTGCAAACTGGCCAAGGATGATGTGCTGATCAGCGAGTTGGCCACAGTACGCTACACCTTCACATCAAGTGGCAAAATTGCCATTGAGGGCAAGGACGAGATCAAAAAGCGGGGTCTGCCGTCACCGGACAAGGCCGATGCCTTTGTTTTGACCTTTGCCAGCGATGCCGTGGCAGGGATGTTTGGGTCGGCGGCCAGCAGCAAGTGGAGCCAGCCCCTGCGCCGAAACCTAGTTCGGGTTGCATAATTGGGCATTCACAACCACACGGGGATTTGACATGAGTAAATTGACACGGGATGACAATGGGCAGGTGGCAACATTTGGCCGCCCAGGCGTAAGTCAGGTGATCACAGTTGGAGCCACAAGCTCGCAGTCAAACGCTGTGGCTGCTGATTGCACCATTGTGCGTCTGGCTAATATAAATTCAGCGCCTTTATTCTTTGCGGTTGGTGCAAATCCAACGGCCACCATCACGACCAGCGCCATGCTGCCGGTCAATGCGGTGGAGTACATTGCGGTCAATGGCGGCGACAAGATTGCGGTGATTCGCGGCGCAACGGCCACTGACATTTGCATCACGCAAATCACCTAAAGGGGCCGACATGTCAAAACTCTCACGCGATGACAATGGCCAGCTCTGCAATTTTGGCCAATTTGGCACAAGCCAAGTAATCTCGGTAACATCAACAAGCCAGCAGTCAAATGCATTTGCCGCTGGAACTACTATTGTTCGACTGGCAAACACAAGCACAGCACATTTGCACTATGAAGTTGGTGCAAACCCAACGGCCAGCAACGCCACATCGGAATGCTTGCCAATCAACACTGTGGAATACATTGAGGTCACTCCTGGCCACAAGATTGCTGTGGTGTGCGGCACGACCACCACATTCTCTGTCACTGAAATTGTTTAAGGTGAAAGCTATGAAAATGATGACTAAAGCGCAGAAGAAGGTCGGCAAGGTGATGGGCGAGTTCAAGTCAGGCAAGCTGACGAGCAGCGGCAAGCCGGTTAAGAATCCAAAGCAGGCGATTTCCATTGCGCTGTCAACTGCCAAGCTGCCCATGCGCGGTAGCCGGACTGCAAAGAACATGAAAACAAAGGGGATGCGCTGATGGCCACGATCAAAGAAACCATGACCCAACTGATGGGTGACGATGAGGCTGGCGAAAGCTGCCCAACGGCCACACAAGACATCACCATCAATTTGCGCAACAGGGCCAAGGCGATCAACAGCGCCAACTACGGCCCTGAGAATCCCGACCTGCCGAATACTGCTTTTTGGAAGAAAAAGGCAGACGAGTGGGAGGTCAGCATTGAGGATGCCAAGATGAGCCGGTGCGGTAACTGCGCGGCTTTTAATCAAGAGGAATCAATGCTCGACTGCATTGAAAAGGGCATTGGCGGCGAGGGTGATGCCGAGGAAGTTATTGAAAAAGGTGATCTGGGCTACTGCGAAATCTTTGATTTCAAGTGCGCGGCCAGCCGTACCTGCGATGCATGGGTCACTGACAGTGACGAGGATGAAGATGGCGATGAATACGAGGCAGGTGAGAACAGCGCGATGGAGGGTGAGGACATGGGTGGCAAGCCGATGCTGGTCATCAAGATTGGCGCAAAGAAATGAAAACTGGACTCTATGCCAACATCAACGCCAAACAGGCGCGTATCGCTGCTGGTTCCAAAGAGAAGATGAGGAAGCCTGGCAGCAAGGGCGCACCAAGCACTGCCGACTTTAAGGCAGCGGCCAAGACCGCCAAGCCAGTGAAGAAGAAATGAAGACCCCAGCTTGGCAGCGCAAAGCAGGGCAAAACCCCAAGGGGGGCTTGAACGCTGCTGGACGGGCCAGCCTGAAAGCCGCCGGCCAAGACATCAAGCCACCCGTCAAGGCTGGCGACAATCCGAGGCGTGCATCGTTCTTGGCACGCATGGGCAATATGCCTGGGCCTGAGATGAAGAACGGCGAGCCGACAAGGCTGCTGCTGAGTCTCAAGGCATGGGGCGCAAGCTCCAAGGCCGATGCCAAAAGTAAGGCGGCGGCAATCAGCGCCAGAAACAAAGCCAAGAAATGATCAGTCCCATTGTGATTGCCACAGTCAGGGGGCATGGGCTGGCGGTGCTGCTGGAGTCGATCAAGCAATACGCGCCAGAGTGTCCGGTCTACCTGCGGGGGCCAGAGTCAGTGCTTGAGAACTTTGAGGCTGACTACAAAATCTATGGCCAGCCAAGGAACTTTGGCGATGACTACAACGAGGTGATTGAGGCGGCGATGAAGGACTGGTCATCTTGTATCGTGGCCAACGATGACATTGTGCTGACGCCGACCAGCGTCAAAACCTTGATTGAGGATGTGGCGATCATCAAGACCATGCACAGCGTCAAGGCTGGATGGGTTGCATCAAGGACTGATGCGGCGCGGCCTTGCCAAAATGTGAGGGTTACTGAGAAACCCGAGAAGCTGAACTTTTACAAATTCCCGTCTGAGGCCCACATCAAGATGGCCGAGGAAGTCAGCCCGATATTCGCGTGGATCTCGGCTGAAGCATTTGAGGAGGCAAAGTTTCCCCCTCTGAATTGGTACAGTGACGATGTGCATTGTAGGGATTTGATCGAAAAAGGCTACTCGCATTTTGTGAGTGCCAGCTATGTCCACCACATCGGCAGCAACACGATTGGCTTTAATGCCCAAAAACTGCATGAGGACGCGCTGCCGTGGCTCATGGAGAATCGTCCAGAATATGCAAAGGCTTGGTTTGGCTTTTAAAGATTAAAATTCAAGCAATGCGGTTTACCTAAAGGCACAGCCATGATTGAAAACATTACCGACAATTTATCCACCGACATTGCAGCCCAGACCCCGATGGACGATGCGGAACTGCAAGCGATCATCACGCAAGATCTGACTGATGCCATCAGCTATGTGGACAGCGACCTGTCGCCAACCCGTGCGCGGGGGACTGAGTACTACCGAGGCGACCTGTTCGGCAACGAGGTCGAGGGCAACAGCAAGGTGGTGGCGATGGAGGTGCGCGACACTGTAAGCGCCATGCTGCCCAGCCTGATGAAGGTCTTTTTCTCCAGCGAGAATGTGGTTGAGTTTGTGCCTCGGGGGCCAGAGGATGTGAAGTCTGCGCAGCAGGCCACCGATTATGTAAATTACATTTTCCAAAACGACAACAGCGGATTCTTGACTACCTACGCCATTTTCAAGGATGCGCTGGTCAGGAAGTGCGGCATTGCCAAGTTTTACTGGACTGATGACGAGAAAGTCAAGATTGACGATTACACCGGCTTGGATGAGCAGACCCTGCAAATGGTGATGCAAGAGCCTGATGCGCAAGTCAAGATTGTGGTTTCCTACCCAGACCCAGATATTGACGAGATGCAGATGACCACCATTGACCCAATGACGGGTCAGCCGGTGACGATGCCAGCGCCAATGCTGCACGATGTGCAAGTCAAGCGCGTTACCAAGGATGGCCGCATCACTGTGATGGCCGTGCCGCCAGAGGAGTTGCTGCTTGACAGACGCGCTCGGTCTTTTGATGACGCCACCATCATTGCCCACCGGCAGATGGCCACAGTGGCTGACCTGCTGGCGATGGGCTATGACCAAGAAGAGATTGACGAAAATATCTCCAGCAGCGACTTGGACAGCAATGACGAGTATCTGGCGCGGCAGCCGCTATCCACCACCTTTGGCATAAATGACGCAGCCAACCCGATGATGCAGCGGGTGCTGTACATCGAGGCATATTCACGGGTTGACTATGACGGCGATGGCCTTCCAGAGTTGCGCAAGGTCTGTTGCATGGGCAGTGGCTACAAGGTGGTGCGCAACCTGCCGGCCAGCTACATCCCGTTTGCTGACTTTCCCTGCGACCCAGAGCCGCACACCAGCCCATTGGAAGCGATGTCGATTTTCGACATCACGCATGACTTGCAAGAGATCAAATCGGAGATCCTGCGCAATACGCTGGACAGTCTGGCGCAGTCGATCCACCCCCGCACGGCGGTGGTTGAAGGCCAAGTCAACATTGACGATGTGCTGAACAACGAAACCGGCGCGATTATCCGTATGCGTGCGCCTGGGATGGTTCAGCCTCTGTCCACCCCATTTGTGGGTCAGGCTGCATTTCCAATGTTGGAGTACATGGATCAGATCCGCGAAGACCGCACCGGCATGAGCAAGGCGGCGATGGGTCTGAACGCTGACGCATTGCAGTCAAGCACCAAGGCGGCAGTGGCCGCCACAGTGTCAGCCAGCCAGAGCCGGATTGAATTGACGGCACGCATTCTGGCCGAGGGCATGAAGAAGCTGTTTAAGGGCATTTTGTTCTTGGTGGTCACTCACCAAGACAAGGCTCGGATCGTGCGTATGCGCAACGAGTTTGTGACGATTGACCCAAGCCACTGGGAAACCAGCATGGACGCAAGCATCAACATCGGTCTGGGCAACGGCGATACCAACGAGCGTTTGCAAGGTCTGATGATGATCATGGCCAAGCAAGAGCAGATATTGCAGCAGCTTGGCACTCAAAATCCATTGGTCACCCCGCAGCAGTTTTCTAATACCTTGCGCAAGATCGTGGAGTTGTCTGGGTTCAAGGATGCGTCCAGCTACTTTCAGGACATCCCTGCCGACTATGTGCCGCCAGCGCCACCAGCGCCCAAGGCTACGCCAGAAGAGTTGCTGGCACAGGTGCAGGCCGAGTCCATCAAAGCCGACATCCAAAAGAAGGCGGCAGAATTGGAGCTAAAGCGCCAGCAAATGATGATGGATGACGATTTGAAGCGCGATCAGATGGCCCAAGATCTGTACCTCAAAAAGTATGAAATTGAGTTAAAGTACAACTCACAGATCAATACGGCTGAGATCGATGCGGCTCAGAATATTGATCGTGAAGCAATTCGTCAGCAGGCGGCACTGGCCCAGCAGCAGGCGGCTCAGTTTATTGAGCAGCAGCAGCCACCGATGCAGCCGATGATGAATCCATCAACCTTTAATGGAATGGCACAGTAAGTGACAAATGAAGACCAGGTAAACAAGGGCCGAAAGGCCAAGCAGTTGCTTGAGGACGAAACCCTCAACACTGCGATTGCAAAATTGGAGAATGACCAACTTTGGGTATTTCGATCATCGAAACCTGAAGAGTCTGTGAAGAGGGAGACAGCGTGGTGCATGTTGCAGGCCATTGATGGCTTGAAGCAAGAGTTGACCAAAATAATGGACAACGGAAAGATTGCACAGAGCGCTATCACTAAATCACAGAAAAATCTAATTTAAGAAAATACTATGGCAGAAATACAAGCAATGAATGTGGTCGAGGCGACCAGTGCAATCTCAGCAATGTTGGCCCCTGAAGAAGGACAAGCGCAAGTTGGTGAGACGCAGTCAGCCGAAGAGTCCGAAGAGGACTTAGAGGCAGCGGCTTCTGAGGATGATGAGTCTGGTGTGGAAGACGCGCCAGATGAAGAAACCTCAGAGGAACAGTCTGGAGAAGAGGAAGAGCAAGAGGAGCAAGAACAGCCACAGACTTTCACCGTCAAGATTGACGGTAAGGAAGTCGCTGTGACGCTGGACGAACTCCAAAAAGGCTATTCAAGGACTCAGGACTACACCCGAAAAACGCAGCAGATTGCCGAGGTGCGAAAGCAAGTCGAGGCAGAGACGCAGGCAGTTCGGGCCGAGCGTGGACAGTACGCTCAATTGTTGGGAGCATTGCAAGCCCAGCTTCAGTCTTCAGAGCCGCAGGTCGATTTGGATCGTCTTTATAACGAAGACCCAATCGAGTGGGTGCGGCAAAAAGAGGTTTTGCGGGATCGACAGGACAAGGCACACGCTATTCAGGCCGAGCAGCAGCGCCTTTACCAGTTGAGTCAGCAAGAGCAGCAGCAGTCTATGCAGCAGCATCTGGAAAGCCAGAAAGATGCGCTGTTGGCGGCACTGCCAGAGTGGAAAGACGCAAAGAAAGCAAAGCTAGAAAAAGCGATGCTGATTGAGTCTGCCAAGTCTGCCGGTTTTTCTGATGAAGACTTGAAGAGTGTTTACGATCACCGGCTGGTCTTACTGCTGCGTAAAGCAGCGCTGTTTGACCAGATGGTAAGTAAGCGTCAAGGCATCAAGCCTGTGGTGAACAATGGCCCACGACCAGCCAAGCCAGGAGCAGCGGGTCGGGTTTCGACAACAAGTGAGGCAGTCCGTGCAAAGCAGCGTCTTGCAAAAACGGGTCGCATCGATGATGCGGCTGATGCAATTTACAAACTTTTAGGATGATCCATCATGACAATCGTAGCAAACACCTTCACCACATACTCTGCAAAAGGTATTCGTGAAGATCTCAGCAATGTGATTACCAACATTGCGCCTGAAGAAACGCCTTTTATGTCCAACATTGGCCGCGAAAGTGTGACCAATACTCTGTTTGAATACCAGACAGATACACTGGCCGCAGCCGCTGCCAATGCCCAGCTTGAGGGTGATGATGTCGGTACTTTTGACGCCGTGGTTCCTACCGTGCGCGTGCAGAACTACTGCCAGATCAGCCGCAAGACTATTGTCTTGTCAGCTACTGAAGAAGTAGTAAATAAGGCAGGCAGACGCTCTGAACTAGCATACCAAATAGCTAAAAGGGGTTCGGAGCTAAAGCGTGACCAAGAATTCATCATGCTGTCCAACACTGGTGCAGTTGCTGGTGACTCAACCACAGCGCGGAAGACGGGTTCTTTGACGGCCTTCTTGAAGACCAACATTGACTTTGACACCACCAACGGTGCTAACCCGACTTACACCACGCTGCCAGCCGCTGGCCGTACCGATGGCACTGTGCGTACCTTCACTGAAACCATTCTCAAGAATGTGATTCAGAAGGTGTGGACTGCTGGCGGTACACCAAAAATCCTGATGGTTGGCCCTGTCAACAAGCAGCGCGTTTCTGGCTTTGCTGGTATCGCATCCAGCCGCTTCAACATTGACGGCGGTGCAAAGCCTGCCACATTGATCGGTGCAGTTGACATTTATGTCAGCGACTTCGGCAATGTGTCTGTGATTGCAAACCGCTTCCAGCGTGAGCGTGATGCGTTTGTGCTTGACCCTGACTACGCAAAGATGACTGTGCTGCGTCCTTACCAGCAAGTCGAACTGGCCAAAACAGGCGATGCCGACAAGCGCATGCTGCTGGTTGAGTACGGCCTGAAAATCTTGGCAGAAAACGCTCACGGCTTGGCCGCTGACTTGGTTACTTCTTAACAGTAAGCAACGGGAAGGGCCAGAGAAATCTGGCCCTTTTTTAAATGATTCACAAAAGACTATTTAGCGAAAACAAAGATCAGGGTATCACCCGCTACTGGCATGAGAATGCTGAAACTGGCGATGTGACCATTGAGACTGCGCAAGATGTGACTGCGGTCATTGAGGCCAACAAGGCCATCTACAACGCTATGGACGGCAAGGCCAACTGGAATGGCGAATGGCACTTGGTGGCATCCATCCCTGAAGCGCTTTATTACAAGATGAAGGCCGAGGGCAAGATCGATGATCAGGAGTACATGAAGCGCTGGCTCAACGATTCCGACAATCAATTTTTTAGAACACGACCTGGGAAAGTATGAACTACATTGCGGTCTGCACTCCAGCACGGGACATGGTTCACACCATGTACAGCTACGACTTGGTGAACATGGTTGCGTATCACACGCTCAACACCAATGACGCTGTAAGCCTAAAAATCTCTCAAGGCACTTTGATTGCCAACCAGAGAGCAGAGTTGTCACTGGATGCAATGGCCGAGGATTGCAGCCACATCCTGTTCATTGACTCTGACATGCGGTTTCCGCAAGACATGATCGGGCGGCTGCTTAAGCATGACCTTGACATCGTGGCGACCAACTGCGCACGGCGTAGAATGCCCACTGGCCCAACAGCGCAACTGTACAAAGAGAACGGCGACAGGGAACTGGTCTGGACAATGCCAGAGTCCACCGGCCTGCAAGAAGTTGGGTCTGTGGGAATGGGTGTGATGCTGATCAAAAAAAATGTCTTTGCGGCACTGTCTGAGCCTTGGTTTGAAACGCCTTGGCGCGTGGACAAAAGGGGCTACATTGGTGAGGATGTTTTTTTCTGCCAAAAAGCAGCGGCAGCAGGCTTTAAAATATGGATTGATCACGATGTCTCCAAAGAGATTGGACACATCGGGACTTTTGAATTCAAGCACGATCACACTTGGGTGATGAAAGAAATAGAGGCAGTCTGATGGCTCTGACAACCTACACCGAATTGAAGGCATCCATTGCAGACTGGCTCAATCGGTCAGACCTGACGGCGGCTATCCCCGATTTCATCTCTCTGGCCGAGGCGCAGATGGAACGCACCCTGCGCACGAGGCAGATGATTGTCAGGGCCAATGCGTCATTCAATGCTGAGTATGGCGCAACGCCCAATGACTTTTTGGAAGTCAAGTCTTTCAAGCTCACCGGAACAAATCCACCAACACCCCTGTCGTTTATGACTGTAGACGCGCTGGATGCTGAATCAACAAAATTCACAGCCAGCGGCAGGCCAAGTTTTTTTGGCGTGGTCGG